TTTGATGACCGCGTCGATGTTGTTCCGGTGTCAGATCCGAATGCAGCCACCATGTCCCAGCGTGTGGTGCAGTATCAGGCAGCCCTTCAGTTGGCACAGCAGGCACCAAACCTGTATGACATGGGCAAGCTGCACAGGCAGATGCTTGAGGTTCTTGGCATCAAGGACGCTGATGAGATCATCAAGCTGCCTGAAGACATCAAGCCGCACGATCCGGTTACAGAGAACATGGCGATCCTCAAGCAGGAGCCTGTCAAAGCGTTCAAGTATCAGGATCATGAGGCTCACATTCAGGTTCATTTAGCAGCAGCGCAAGATCCAAAGCTGCAAGAGATCATTGGGCAAAGCCCGTTTGCTGGCGCAATACAGGCCGCAATGTCAGCCCATGTCACGGAGCATGTGGCGTTCCAGTACCGCAAAGAAATCGAAAAGAACCTCGGTGTTGGCATGCCGGATGAAGAAAAGCCGCTGCCAGAGGATGTGGAGATCGAAATATCCCGCCTTGCCTCTGAAGCCGCAGCCAAGCTGCTGAAGAAAGATCAGGCAGAGATGGCACAAGAAGAGGCCATGAAGCAGCAGCAAGACCCACTTACCCAGATTCAGCAACGTGAACTCGCTCTGAAAGAGGCGGAGTTTGAGCATAAGAAGCAGCTTGATATCGCCAAGTTGCAATCAGATGCTCAGGCGAAAGCCGCGAATGTAGAAGTGCAGAAAGATCGTATCGAGTCGGAGGAAAAGCGCGAAGGCGCAAGACTCGGAGTCCAGATCGCCCAAAGGTCAGATGATGCTCGCCGTGAAGATATCAGAGAGGGTATTGAGCTTGGGCGTGAAATAGCAAGGGAGATAACAGAGAGCGATGAATGAGCTTGAAGCCGTTAGGCAGAAAATACGCGAATACATGAACCACATTGCGGATCATATGGCTGGTGGGGGCTGTGAGGATTTTGAGTCGTATATGCGACTTGTTGGCAAAGTAGAAGCTCTTGCGTTAATAGAGCGAGATGTATTAGATTTGGAAAAACTTCTCCAAGAGGAGTAACGGCTAGGGCCGCAAGGTACTGTGAACCTCAATCACTGCAAGGAAGACAGATGTATTCTGAAGTCAAAGAAGTCGATCACAAGGTCGCAAACAAAATACCAGAGCCTTCGGGCTATAAACTCTTGATTAAGCCCTTAGAGGTAAAAGAGAAGACGGACAGCGGCGTTTACATGCCCGACTCCCTAAAATCAGCAGAGCAGACAGCATCGGTTATTGGCTTCGTGGTCAAGGCTGGTCCTGACGCCTATATGGACAAAGACAAGTTCCCGAATGGCCCGTATTGCCAAGAAGGAGACTTTGTAATCTTCAGATCCTATTCTGGCACCCGCTTCAAGATTGATAAGCAGGAGTTTCGTTTGATCAATGACGACACTGTAGAAGCAGTGGTCGATGACCCAAGAGGATACACAAGAGCATGAGTACGAACCCAGCAGAGAAGTTTGATGAACTGCCCGAAGAAAACGAGGTAGAGATCGTTGATTCCGGTGAACTGGAGATCGACATTGTCGATGATACTCCGCCAGAGGATCGTGATCGTCCCAAGAGGAAGGCCGAAAAAGAGCCTGAAGCAAGCGAGGATGACGAGGTCTCCAACTATGGAGAGAACGTCCAGAAGCGCATCAAACAGATCAAATACGAGTATCACGAGGAACGCAGGGCAAAAGAAGAGGCCCAGCGCATTCGTGAAGAGGCTGTGTCTTATGCTCAAAAGCTCCAAGAGGAGAACAACAGGCTCCGCAAAACCCTTGATGAGGGCGAAAATACTCTCGTAGAGCAGGCAAAAACTCGTGTCGAGGCACAGATCAACAACGCAAAAGCGGCCTACAAAGAGGCTTACGAGACAGGTGACCCTGACAAGATTGTAGATGCACAGGAGCAGCTATCCGCGCTTCAGGCAGAAAAGATCAAGGTCAACTCCTACAAGCCGCAAAAGCGGCAAGCTGAAACACCTGCGCCGCAAGCCCCCGCCGAACAGCCCGTTCAGCAGCCCCAAGTACAATTAGACGATCGTACAAAACAGTGGGCATCCGAGAACCAGTGGTTCGGAGAAGATGAGGAAATGACAGGGTTTGCTTTTGGGGTTCATGAGCGCCTCAAGAAAAATGGTATTGATCCGGCAAACCCACAAAGGGTAGAAGAGTATTATAGCGCGGTCGATGAGGCCATGCGTAAAAGGTTTCCAGACAAGTTTGACGAGGTAGAAGTTGAGGAAGCACCGCCCCGTCAAACTGGTAACGTGGTTGCCCCCGCTAACAGGAGTGCAAAAAAACCACGCAGAGTGCAACTGACCTCAACTCAGGTCTCCCTCGCCAAGAGGCTTGGAGTAACTCCCGAACAATACGCGGCGCAACTTTTGAAGGAGGCATCTAATGTCTAACCGGACACCTCGCTCAAACGAGTCAAGAGACAAGCAAGAGCGCAAGAAGACATGGCAAAGGCCGACCATGTTGCCTGATCCAGAGCCTCGTGAGGGTGTTGAGTACCGCTGGGTACGCACATCGATCATGGGGGAGACAGACAACAAGAACGTGTCGTCCAAGTTCCGAAATGGGTGGACCCCGGTAAAGGCAGAAGATCATCCAGAGTTACAGGTCATACCCGATCACGATTCTCGTTTTGAGGGTAATGTTGAGGTCGGAGGTTTGCTCCTCTGCGAAAACTCTACAGAATACGTTGATTCAAGAACTGACGCGCATCAACAGATGAACCAAGATCAACAGGATGCTGTTGATAACAGTTATCTCCGTCAGTCTGATCCACGCATGCCCGTTCTTAATCCAGAGCGCACGACTAAAACATCGTTTGGTAAGTAACCCATACAGGGGCGCTTACCATTGTTAAATGGCTTGATTAGAAGGAGAGACACATGTCTTCAGTAGCCGCTCCCTTCGGTCTGCGCCCGATTGGTCGTCTTGACAGCGGTTCTCTTGAGGCTTTCCGCCAGTACCCGATTGCTTCGGGCTACGGCACTGCGATTGCAACAGGGGATATCGTTCATCTGGTTGACGGTGGTACGGCCACCACAATCGAAAAGCAGTCCGCCACTGGCGATGATTCGACTGAAATCGATATCGTCGGTATCTTCCTTGGTTGTTCGTACACAGATCCGAACACCAATCAAAAGACGTTCAGCCAGCTTTATCCGGCAAGCACAGCAGCCGATGATATCATGGCGTATGTTGTAGATGACCCGAATGTTCTGTTCACCATCCAAGCCGATGGTGCGCCAGCTAACACGGGCGACATCTATGGCAAGAACACTCTTCTCGTCCAAACTGCTCCCAACACCTCGCTGAAAGTCAGCCGCGTGGCGTTGGACATCTCTGAACTCAGCACGGATGCTCAGAACCCGATTCGGGTTATTGACTATCTGGGCGGTGATCAGGGTGACGAGAAAGGTACGTCTTTCCCGGTTCTGGTGTGTAAGTTTAATTACCATCAGCATACCTCCACCACTGGCTCGGCGTAAGGAGTAGAAAATGGCTATTACACGCGCACAACTCCTGAAAGAGCTGCTCCCCGGTCTTAACGCACTGTTTGGTCTTGAGTACGAAAAGTACGAAAACGAGCATGCTGAGATCTACGAAACGGAGAACTCAGAGCGTAGCTTTGAAGAGGAAGTCAAATTATCGGGCTTTGGCGCAGCGCCAGTTAAGCCTGAAGGTTCGGCTATCAGCTTCGATTCCGCGCAAGAGTCGTACACTGCTCGTTACAACCACGAAACGGTTGCTATGGGTTTCTCGGTGACCGAGGAAGCTATGGAAGACAACCTGTACGACGCTCTTTCGGCTCGTTACACCAAGGCTCTCGCACGGGCCATGGCGTACACCAAGCAGGTCAAGGCAGCAGCACTGCTGAACAATGGCTTCACCACCTTCAACTCTGGAGATGGCGTAACCCTGTTCAGCACGGCTCACCCGACTGTAGCTGGTGGCAATAACGCAAACCGTCCTACCACAGATGTTGACCTGAACGAGACATCGCTGGAAGACGCAGTAATCAAGATCGCAGCTTATGTAGATGAGCGCGGCCTTCTGATTGCAGCGCGTCCTCGTAAGCTGATTGTCCCGCCTGCGCTGATGTTTGTGGCGACTCGTTTGCTGGAAACAGATCTGCGTGTCGGCACCGCTGACAATGATCTGAACGCCATCCGCTCTAACGGCTCTATCCCAGAGGGGTATCGCGTCAACCACTACCTGACCGATACTGACGCCTTCTTCCTGACAACTGACGTTCCTAACGGAATGAAGCACTTTGTCAGGACGCCTATGGCAACCTCCATGGACGGCGACTTTGATACCGGCAATGTACGGTACAAGGCTCGTGAGCGTTACAGCTTCGGTGTATCCGATCCGCTTGGTATGTTCGGCTCTCGCGGGGGCTGATTGTACTATAGTACAAAAAAAGAAGGGGCGGGTTTCGGCTCGCCCCTTCAACTTCTATAATATTGATGTATGATGAACATTGTATTAGTTTCCTCCCAACTGAAGCCGCTGATTGCGGCTTCTTTTTTTTTGAGGTATGGTATGAGATACCCTGACAGCGAAAGCTGACACTAGCCAAGACAGGAGTATCACATGGCTAATACCACCTTTAACGGTCCCGTCCGTTCTGAAAACGGTTTCAAGACCATCATTAAGAACGCTACGACAGGCGCTCTCACAAATGAGATGACCCTGTCCACATACAGCACCTCCATTACCATCGCGGCTTCCGGCACTGACCACAAAGAGTCGTCAATCGGAATCCCATCCAACTTCATCCCCATGGGCGTTGCAATTACGGTAACCAGCGCAGCGGCTAACAATGTCAACTTGGTTGATATTGGGACAGACGCTGACACAGATGGCTTTGTTGACGGTATCTCTGTTGCTATCAACGCTACTGGCTTCAAGGGCTTCTTCCCTTGCAATGGTGTGCTTGGCATGTCTGGTGGTGCGACTACTGCTGCCACAGAGACTGCTGATGAGGTCGAGGTTGTAATCTCGGGTGCAGCAGGTGCTGGCGGCGTTATTGCTCTCAAGTTCTTCGGTATCGCATCCGACTCTCCGACTGCTTAGTAGGAGGTCATCATGGCAATGTCTGATGTATTCGCGGTAACCAAGACAGCGGACGCTACGGTGTAGGATGGCAGAGTTCGTGTGCGTCAGATCTCAGTGAAGACAGACGGTTCAGGCAGCCCTCAAGTCGTTCTCAAAGACGGGGGTTCTGGCGGGACGACAAAGTTAGATGTTGCCTTTGGCACATCTAGCACCTTCTCGGTGAATATTCCTGACAACGGAATATTGTTTGAATCTGATGTTTATCTGGATCTAACGGCCTGCTCTAGCGTGACGGTGTTTCTCTCGTAGGGGTTATCATGGCAGAGCGTAAGGCTAAGATGCCCCCCAGAAACAAGAAGAACTTCCGTCCCACAAAGTCCGGCGCTGGCATGACCAAGGCTGGCGTTGCGGCTTACAGGCGAAAAAACCCCGGTAGCAAGCTAAAGACAGCGGTTACAGGCAAGGTAAAACCCGGAAGTGCAGCAGCGAAGCGCAGGAAGTCTTTCTGCGCCCGTTCTGCTGGGCAAATGAAAAAGTTCCCGAAGGCTGCAAAGAATCCAAACAGCAGGCTTCGTCAGGCTAGGAAGAGATGGAAATGCTGAATACTAACTTTATAGCCGGAACGCTGTTTGTTTCTGTTGTTGGCATGTGCGCCACGGGAGTCACATGGATATCCTCCACTCTCATAGACGTGGACAAGAATGTTGCTGTTATGTCTGTAAAGATCGATGACAACAGTCAGAAGATCGATGAGCTACACAGCATGCTGAAACCAATGTGGGAAGAGTTCACAGGAAGGAGCTACGATGACAATCTCGCGAGCTTCCATGCAGCAACAGTTAAAGGGGAATAGGATGAAGAAGAAAGGCAAAGGCCCATCTAGGCCAAAGTCAATCAATGAGTCATTGACCGATTACTATAAGGGTCAGGTCAAAGATGTGAAAAACTCCTTCGGCCTTTATCTCAAAGGTGAGCCAGAGGCTATCGCTAAGAAGCGCACTGTAAGAGATAATCCAAAAGCTATAAATCGTCTTAGGAATCAGAAGAAAAACGCTCAGAAGAAGAATGTTGGCGGTTTCCTAGAGACCTTCTCTCCGGCATACAGCATTGCAAAGGGCAAAGGGCCGATATCGGAAATGGCCTCAAAGATCCCCGGCTTAGGTCTTGCGGGCATGGTTGGTAAGTTGGCCAAGAAGCAGAGAAAGAAGGCCGGATCAGACGCAATGAAGGCAGAGGGCATGGCCGGAGCCGACAGGATGTCTGGTGGCGGCAAGGTCGTCAGGTCAAAGCGCACACGCTCTATTGACGGCATTGCCACAAGAGGGAAGACCCGTGGCACCCAGCGGTAAGCGCAACTACAGGTCTGAGTATAAGAACTATCAGTCCGCTACGAGCCAGAAGAAGGCTAGGGCTGGCAGGAATACGGCAAGGCGCAAGATGGCGGCTGCTGGAAAGGTAAGAAAGGG